GCACGGACTTCGGTTGCGCACAAGCAGATCTGGCTCACAGATGGTACTGTGGGTGCTGAGATTATTTCTGGGGTAGGAATCCCCTTCTCAGATACTAAACTGCGTTCCGTCCCATTTGGGAAGTATGGGATGCAGGTCATGCTTGTGGTGAACAAGGCTGGTATTACGCTGGCCGGTGATTGTGGTTCGGGATGTTTTTGGCAGACATCCACTGGGCAGGGTGTAGGAAAGGCTACTTTTCTGTCCGGTTTGTTCAGTGGGCATAAAGATGGCGAGGGATTAGTTACTCCCATCTTTCAGAGTGTGTTACGGAAGGCGATCACGCATTTCGACACTACCCTGCCGCAAAACATGGAAGTTCCCATGTTTGCCGCCACGCCCCAGAAGGTTCTCGTGGAAAGAGCTATCACCACGGTGCTTGTTCCGCCATCGTCGCGCCTGGACTATGTTGGTACGGAGGTCAACGCTTCCGGCCCCATGGCAGGTGCAAATACCAGCTCGCTGCAGACATCGCGCTCCGCTTTGAAAGTGAGCGTCTTGGCTGGCGCAGCCGATGGCATTCTGCCGGCGCATGGCACGAAAATACCCGTCTCCAAGGGAGATACGGATTATAGACGTGTGCTGACGCAGATGGCGGTGGAGGTTCCGGAAATTCCGGATCCTGAAGCCTTCCACAAGGCGCGTGAGGATTACTTGCAGGCCTTCCGCAATTCTTTGCAGGTTCCGGGCAAGCTCGATACTCTCAAGCCCTGTACGCTTTTTGAAGCGATCAATGGGACTGCTGAGTATCCCGGGCTGCCTATGCAGACTGCTGTGGGTCCTGGACTTTCTGCTGGTAAGGGGAGGAGCAATTCTAAAGCTTTCTTCTTCGACATGGTTTGTCCAGTACGTGGGTGCTCGGACGTTGAGTGCGTCCTTCCCCACTACCCTGAAGACGGGTCCTATTTGGACGAGAATAGGGTGAACTGGTGGCCAAAGCCTGAGTTGCTAGACATGTATTATGACATGATAGCGCGCCTTGATAGGGGCGAGAGAGATCTTGCTCGGTTTGTCGGGCGGCTCAAGATGAACGAGGCTATTCCTTTGGAGAAGAACAAGTGCCGCGTGTTCTATGTTGGAACGACCGCACTTAACTTACTGGTGCGCCAGTATTTCACTCCTATCTACAAAGTTTCAGACCCTTTCCTGGGAGAGTGCTTTGTTGGGATGAACGCCCAGTCCCGGGAGTGGGAGCAGATGGAAGAGTGGCTTGAAGAGTACCACAAGTTGGAGCGCCTCGCTGGCGATTTCCGTGGTTACGACACTAGTCAACATGAAACTGTCACCCACGAGGCGTGGAATGTCCCCGTCACTATCGCTCGAGAAATCGAGTGGGATGGGGCTATTCTTTTCCGCATGGAAGGTATCGCCGCGAACATGGCTAGACCAATCTACGTCATGCTTGGCGAGGTGTACCGAGCGAGTGGAACTCTGCCCTCGGGTGTTGCCTGCACTACCAATGTCAACAGTAGTGTTAGCTCCATGCTCTGGCGATACACGTTCTACGTGCACAACCCAGAGGAGGTGCCTGTGGTGCAGGTGGTTGAGACTGTGCGGGGCGAGTTGCCCCTCACCACGTTCCAGCGCAATGTGCGCACAGGGACGTATGGTGATGACAGTCTTGGGGCAAAGAAGGAAGGTTCTACAGCGCTGATTGACAATCAGCGCATGGCAGAGGCCTGCGGTAGTATTGGGTTGGAGTTCACATCCATCGACAAGTCGTCGGATGTTGTACCATTCTACCACCGCGATCAAGCTTCTTTCCTCAAGCGCCGTGGTGTCTACGTCGACCAGGTGGGCTTCCGTGTTGGAGCCATTGAGCCCGAGTCGATCTCGAAGTCTCTCCAATGGGCTTCCAACCAGGATTACACTGCGTACCGCAACACTGCAGAGTCTGCTCTGCGGTTATACATGCCGCATGCGGCCACCATTGAGGGTGGTCGGGAGCGCTATGAGTTGTTGCGAACGAGACTTGCTGAGAGGTTGCGCCTGTACTTGAACACCTCATCTGAGGTGGCGAGTACCGAGGACGAGATACTGGGGACGCTTCCTTCTTTGGAAGTGCTCCTGATGGACCTCGCAGGAGAGGTTGGGG